GATAGCTACACGGACAGGTAATGTAACTGATGTAAAAATTGCAGAACTTTTACGTGAAGTAAAAACAGGCTGTAAGTTACTTGATATCAGTCTTGAAACAGCTATGGAAATGTATGAAACAGCACAATCAGCAAAGGAGCAACCATGAAGAACAGATACAAAGAACCACTAGAACGTATCGCAAAAAGCGGTACTCATGTCAAAACAGATGATTTAATATATATCGTTGAGCAATTTATTGCTCTTGAACAACTAAAAATTGACAATCTAAAACTAGAAATCAGTTCACAATTACGAGGTATCATTCGTGAAATGAGTAGCCTCAATCAAACAAAAGCAATGCGTCAAAATATAGAAGCATTACAATCTGTTGACAACTATTTGGAAAATACTGATGAGTATTGATTATCAACAACAATTATATATAGAAAATTTATTTCAAAAATATTTAGATGAAGGTATGACAGAGAGTCAAGCTATAAATGCTGTCAACGAACATCTTGAAAGTTTACCGGATTGTGATAAATTTGATTGATGCAAAATGATGAAGAAAAAATCATTACAATGCAATGCGACCATTGTAAAAATCATTTCAATAGCAAAGAAATGTTTTTTTTTCAAACTCACAATCCAAAAGTTTATAACGAATATCATCACTTATGCGAAAGTTGTTATGATATTTGTACAAAGAATTCTTAGTACGATTAGTGCAGAGGAGGGCTGTAAAAAGCGTACCATTTAATGTGCACTAACTCACTATGAATAGGTTTTGTCCTTTGTACCTACTTGAGCTAGTCTTAACGACTAAGAAACAAGGACATTTAAACTGTAGCTACATCACTGTAGAGGTAAGCTGTAAAAAGCCTACAAGCAAAGTACAAAGATGTAGCTTACAGCTATATCAACCAAACTAACAAGGAGATAAATATGTTAGACATTGTAAACAAAAATGACTATGACTTTCCTGTAGAAATGGTAGAACTTGAGGCCATCAATACAGAAGGACAAGTTGGCAAAGATAACTACAAAGTACCCAAAGACTTGGCACGTGCTTGTGTACGTACTGATACCGGACAGGTACTAGGTATTCACGGCAGTAAGTACAAACCAATTAATCACAATACTGTTGTCAATACAATTGAATCAAGTGTGGATAAGATGTTAGCAACATTGAACAAGTCAATTGATTCAGAAGATATAGATTACAAGGTAAATGTATATGACAACGGCGCAAAAATGCGTGGGTCATATACATTCAAGAACCTTGTAATACAACCAAAACTAGATGATATTGTAGCATTTCGTATTAACTTTTTCAATAGCTATGACCAATCTTGGGCATTTCAATCTATTGCAGATGGGCTTCGCCTCTGGTGTCTTAACGGGTGCACTACACCTGCAACAGCTACAAAAGTAAGATACAAACATACAACTAAAGTATCTATTGATTGTGTCAAACAAAAGATGATTGATGGTTTCAATTACTTCAATGACCAAGAAGGTACGTTCAAAATGTATGCACATACAGATGTACAAGACCATGTAGTTGAATCGTTTTTCAAACAAACATTATGTAAAACATTTACACGTAGCACATCTTCTATGCCGTGGAATATGTTTCAGTTTGAAGAACTTATGCGTCAGTATGACAAAGAAAAATCTACACTTGGTAGAAACTTGTGGGCTGTATACAATACTATGACTCATTGGGCTACTCATGTAGGTAATCACAAAACACAAAAGCGTAGAGAAGATGATGTAGCTAAAGCACTTTCATCTCCTGCGACAATTTTTATAGGAGTATAAAATGGATATTAAGTTTGAAAATGACATTCCTATACCAGACAATAAGTCTAAATATAACTTTTTAGATAATATGGAAATAGGTCAATCTTTTACTGTAAATTTTTCTACATCTGTACAACAAGCAATGCGTCAAGCATTTGCTGTAAGAAATATGAGATGTTGTATTAGAAAAGAAAGCAATAATCTTATGAGAATATGGAGAGTCAAATGAGTCAAAAACAATCTGTCTTAAATCATTTGCGTGAGCATGGACATATTAATCCAATGGAAGCATTAAATTTATATGCTTCGTTTAGACTTGGTGCTATAATCTTTGAGCTACGCAAAGAACATTATATCAATACAGAACTTGTCAATGACAAAAATAAATTTGGAAAACGAGTTCAATATGCAAAATATTTGTATGTTGGGCAAATAGAAAGTGAGGATAACGAGTGAACTACAAGGAGCTAGTGCGTGAACTAGCACAGGTGCGAAAAGACTTACGGCTTTGTAGCCGAGCACTATCCGATAGGATAGGCGTGGCGGAATCGTCCGTAAGTCTTTGGGAATGTGGCAAAAAAATACCTAATGCCCAACTGCTTTTAGACTGGTGTGTTGCATTAGGTACAACGCTTACTATTCTCCACGGCAAGACTACCATCTCAATTGAGTATCAACCTTGTCAATACACTAAAGACTGGATAACCAAAACTTACGGAGAACACTATGACTATAACCAAGAACGAGAAATCTTTATTGACTATTACAAATCAACTGGAGCAATTAAAAGCGATTGGCACGCTTCCTTCAGAAATTGGCTCAGACGAGCACACAAATTTGCCAATGCACGAAAAAATACGGAAAGCAACTTGGTCGTCAGTTCCGAGGGCGTTCAAGAAAGACGTCAACGAATCTCTAATGTTACTAACATACGACTTAAGACATAAAGAAAGAACTGATGCTATCAGTAATGCGGCATCAATCTATCTTGATGATGTCTTACACAAAATCAAAACATGGTACAAGGTAATGCAACCTGCCTCAACTAAAACAGTTGGTATGGTACTAGAAACTATTGCATCAACCTTCAGTTGCAATGTACCTAATGAACTTGGACTAAGTGTTTACATCAAAATACTAAGTCGTTTCCCAGAATTTGTACTGACATATAATACAGAAAAAATTATTGCCAGTGCAAAATGGCGAAGGCTTCCATTACCTAAAGAATTTCTTGATGTAATGGAGCCAGATTTTGAATGCCACAAGCTGTGGCTACAAAACTTTCACCAAACCTATTTGTCGTTTGCACAATGGCGACAAAAACGGTATAATACTACAATATAATAACAATAAAAGGAGTTAATCTCATGTATAAAAGAAAACACACTATCGGTGGTAGTGATGCCACTAGAATTATGAAAGGCGATTGGTACAATCTTTACAATGAAATCAAAGGTTTTCAAAAACCAGAAGACTTAGAATGGAAAGTATCAGTATGTATAGGTAAGGCAACCGAAGCAATGAATCGTAAATTTTTTGAACATGAAAGTGGTATGGAAGTATCTACATATCGTTGGTCTGATGCACAGTTTCTAGACAGAGCAGATTGGCGTCATGCAAGTTATGATGGCATTTGCCTAACCTCTACAAAAAAATGGGTGCCACTTGAATGTAAGCATACTTACCATACTAACAATATACAAAAAGTTGTTGAAACATACTATGCACAACTACATCATTATATGCTTGTCTCTGGTATTGACTTTATTTATTTATCTGTATTCTTTGGTAACTTTGAATATCAATATTGCAAAGTGAGTAAAGATAAAAAATATATGAATGAACTTATCAAACAAACTGACAAGTTCAAAAAGATGTTAGATACAGATATTATTCCTTCACGAGATATGGAAGAACACAAACATACTAAATCTATTGTATTAGATAATATGATTTCAATAGACTTTGACAAAAAGAAAAACAATCAATTCACTTCACTAGCTACAGAATGGTGTTCTACAAAAGACACTCATGATTTACATAAAAATTTAGGCAAACAATTAAAAGAGATTGTACCTAATAACTGTAGGTTTGCCTCTGGTTCGGGCCTCCAAATAGCCCGAAACAAGGCAAACCATTTGTCAATTCGTAAAATGAAAGGAGAATAAATGACAAAAACAACCAAAACTAATATGGATATTTGGAAAACATTAGGTAGAACTAATCCCAAATATACTAAACCATTTACAAAGTTTGGTGGTAAGCCTCTTACTACTATTGACCCCATGTATCAAATTATGATGATGACCGATTTGTTTGGCCCAGTAGGTCAAGGGTGGTCATATCACGTAAACTATACCTACACAGATAAATGTGTGTTTGCAGAAGTATCTATCAAGTACTCAATGCCTACAAAACTAGATACCAAATGGTATGAGTATGGCCCAGTATCTTCTGTACAATCTTTGTATAAAAAAAATGGTGGACTTGATGATGAAGCACCTAAGAAAGCAATGACAGATGCTATGACAAAAGCATTTAGCCATTTAGGTATGTCAGCAGATGTCTTTCTTGGTCTGTTTGATAACAATAAATACATTGAAAAAACAAAAGAACACTTTGCAGTAATTGATGCAGAAAGGAGAATATCAAATGGCAAGTCTTAATGAAGTACAACTAATAGGTAATACCGGGATTGACCCTGATATCAAAACAACTTCTAACGGAGGTAAGTATGCTATCTTTACTTTTGCAACTACAGACAAACGAAAAGATGCACCTGATAATACACAATGGCATAAGATTGTTTGTTGGGACGAAAGACTAGCAGATACAATAGAACGCTTTGTAAAAAAAGGGGACAGATTGTATGTAAAAGGCAAGTTAGTTTATCGTACCTTTGAGCACGAAGGTGTGCAAAAAGAAAAAGCAGAAGTGCATATGGAAAAGTTTACAAGTAGATTAGTAATGCTTGGAGGTAATGCACCCAAAAAAGTATCTATGATAACATCTAATGAACAAAATTTACCATCTGATACAGAAGAAAAAACAGAAGAAAAAGTATACAGAACATTTGAAGATGAGGTACCATACTAATGACTAAAAATGAACTCAAGGTTTTGAAGTTCGTAAGGAACTTCATTGCACAAAATACCTACAGCCCTAGCTATGAGGAAATTGCACAGGGTTGTGGGTACTCTGCAGGTGCAAACGCTTACAGAATTTGTATGCAACTTGTACAAAAAGGTTATCTTTCTAAAGAACAAGGCAAATGGCGTAACTTGGTGGTAGCTAATGGGAAAATTTAGTAAGCGTAAAGGCTACAGAGTCGAAGCAAAACTTGTCAAAGAACTAAACAAAGGTGGTATTGAATGTCGTAGACAGCCTATGTCTGGTGCTATACAAGACTTTCCCCATGATATAGAAATAAGAGAACCAAGAATGACGGTAGAAGTAAAAGCAAGAGCAAATGGCGAAGGCTTTAAAACTTTAGAGCGTTGGAAAGGAGGTGCAGATATATTAGCACTTCACAAAGACCACGGCACTACACTTATGTGCCTAGATATAAATTTATTTATTGAACTATTAACAAGAAAGGAACTAACATGAGTATATTATTTGGAATCTTTTTATTTTTAAATGTAATCAATCCAGAGAATCAAGACTTTGTAACTCAAACATTAGACAATAATAAAAAATATAATTGCGAGTTTGTTTACAAAGGTATCTCTGCACCTACACAAAGACCTGCTTTATCTCTTTTTGGCTATACTGCCTTTCGACAAAAATGTTTAGAAAAGAAATAATAGCAACATAATAGTAGCTACAACGACTATAGCGGAGCGTACAGGGCGATTTGTAATATATTTGTACTTCATTCGCCAATATTCTTTTCTTTGCATATTAGCCCATATACTGGGACTTGTTTTCGTTGTGTCTATATAAACTGGTTTCTCAATTTTTAAACCATCTTTTCTAGGTCTACCTCTTGGCATTGCGTTTCTCCATTTTGTTCTGCAGTACACCAAATGCACCTTTACCTACACGAAGTCCATAAGAAGCACTTACAGAAATTAATATTATATGGGTAAACCAATCTGGTGTTGACTTTTCTAAAAACTCAAAACCTTCTCGAACAGAATCTTGTGTGAAAGGTAAAAATGAACATATCAATATTCCACCGATAACAAGAGTCCAGAATTCGTCTTTCCATGATTCACCCATTTGGTCAGTTAAACTTTGTTGTAAGTCTATCTCACCTGCCGCCTGTTTCTTGGCAATCTCTGCACGACTTTTTGCAATAGCTACTTTCGTTTCTGTTTCGGCTTTTATCTTTTGATTGCGACCTTCAAGCCAAGTTGAAACTACAGAACCTATTGGGCCTAGTAATGCACCTATCATTTAATCAGTCCTTTTCTATACCCATTGACCTTATCATAGGTCAAAACTTCTTGTCTATTATTTTCTTGAACAAGGGAAACGTGTACCCACCCACTATTTGTTTCTCCTGTATAGCACTCCAATATACATTGGTCAAAGTCAAGTGATGTAACAATAAGGTCTGCAAGGTCATAGGTTGATGTACCAAATGCCTCAATATCAACAGCACTACCTACACAATGTTGGCTTTTAGCTGATGAACCTATCGCTTCACTAAGTGCAGGACATCTGTACCCACTTGTAACTACAATTGGTTTTTGCACTAAAGTTCTAAGTGGTTCAAGTAAATGTTCAGTCAAATGGCTAAGATTAACTATATGTTCTGGGGAAGGGGTATTATCTATACCTAATCTTTCTGCCATTTGACTTTTGGTTAGTTCACGAAGTGAAAAATGTTGACTAATTTGCATTATATATATCCTTTAACTTTTAATAAAAAATTAATATACTTATACCCTGCAATACTACCTATAATTAATAGAATTGTAACAATTATAATATCTCTATTACGTTTTTTTATGCGTTCCATCTCACGTAATTGTTCTTTTTTTCTTGCCCTATGCTCTGCTATCTCTGCTTGTAATCGTTCCCATTGACCTGCCGAACCATACAATAAAAAGATTTCACGCATTTCTTTTCTCATTCTGCGCAATTCTTCTTTACGGAAATGTGCTTCAATAGCATTTTGTTCTGTAGCTGAAAACTTACCAAAAACTTTACCTACTAACGTGCCTTTTTTTGAGGCGGCAACATCTATATTTGCTTCTGCATTAGCCCATTTTTGTACATGACCACCTAACTGCGATAAATCCTTGCCTACTTTAATTGCTTCTTGTATTGCATTAGTTGCAGTTTTTAAAACAGCAAATGCACTAATTGGGTCAATCATTAGAATACCTTAAATACTATAGTTAGCCCTACTGCTAATATAGATATTGTACTACTCATTGTCAAAAGTTCTAATCTTTTAATACGGCTCTCAAGGTTGTCTAAACTACGTTGTGTAGAAGAACGATAAACAGCACATTCTCTTTCGTGTGCTTCCATTTCCGCCGCAACATCATGTATTGTTCTTCTATCCATTTATCTAAGGTTTCGTTGGAAAGTTTTTATATGAACCATCACTATCTTGCTCAAGTTTGGTTCTAGTTTTTTCAACAGTATCTAAGCCATTCGTTATATCTCTTAATGCTTGTCTATAAGTTTTCATATCTGAACTCATAGTTACATCTGACATACCATAAAAGTCTGTTTCTTGTAGCATACCAAGACGAATAGACCTTATTTGTGCTAGATTTCTATCTTTTTCTCCGTCAGCCCATGCCTTTTCTTCAGCCTCACGAGCCTTGGTTTCTTCTGCTGAAAGTTCTATTCTTTCACCATTAACAATTTTATAAAGTGTTGCCATAATTTATCTCCTTACTTATGTTATTCCATAAAGTTTAAATATTCCTGCCGCAATATTGCCAGAATTCATTGAAAATTGTAGTTTAGTAGATATAGCCGCTTCAAAAACATTACAACCACTAACGATACAAGTACAGTAATCAGAACCCACAGAAGTTCCTGTTGCATGAAAAGTTGTAAATGTTGCTGAATCATCAGCACCCATCATATACATTTCAAAACTAAAAGACTCATCTGCTTCATTACCAACATTAACAGAGCCACCAAATACTAAAAAAGCACTAGAACTTCCAGCAACTTGCCCATTATCTATGTCCGACCCTGTTGAAGTAATACCCTTTGCGGCTCTATTATAAATATTTCCTGTATCTATTGTCCCATCTGCTCCTGCAACTCTTATCATAGGTTTCACATCATCTGTAACTGGTCTAGCTTGAACAACTGAAAGTTTATAAACTTTATAACCTCGTGTATTCATGCTATCAAACTCAACTGCCGCGGTACTAGTTGATATAGTGGTTGTTGCTAATAAGGTTAAAGAACCTCCTACACCACTAGGTAAGGCAGTTACACTTGTTAAAGTATTATTATTTGCTCTCAATATTGCCATTAAGCTTTTATCCCATATAGTTTTATTGTTCCACTTTCAAATGTACCTGACCTTGGTAAAAATCTAATAAAATTAACTGCTGAAGGCTCTGCTTCGCATGAAGCTCCAATCCAATGAGTTATTGACTCATCTCCATATCCAGTATTTCTATCTGCTATACTAACACCTCTATAATTCATTCTTGTTTGTCTACTAGCTAATGGGTCATAAACTTCTATTGTCATATCAATACCCTCTCCTGTACTCATACCATGATAAACACCAACCATTTCTGTAATTCTCATTTCAGATATTGTTGAACCATTTATACTATAATCAGTATATCCACCCTCATTATATCTACGATTATGTGTTCTATAGCCACTACTAGCAACTGAACTACCATTATCTGCTGAAAACCTCATACCAATACCATTTGAACCAGAAGTAACAGAATCAAACAATCCTATAACATGAAATACATAAAGCTTATAAGTAGAGGTTATAAGTGAACTATTAAAGTCTACTGCTGATGTGCCTGAAGAAATAGAAGTTGAATTTAGTAACGTCATTCCCCCACTCGGCTCATCAACAAAAGACATTTGACCTATAGCAGTTGCACCAGAACCAGAGATACTTGCTACTTTCATAATCTTATCAGCGGCAATATTCTCCGTAGGTAACTTTATTGTATAAGACTGTCCTGCAGAGTGTGCAGGTGATGCAATCTTTACTCCATGACTATTTTGTGAGCAATTAAGTTGTACTGTACCATCAGTTGTGCCATCACCTTTTATGCTCAATCCTGCGGCACTTGATGTAGATACAAAGTTTGTTTTGGCATTTGTAACTGTTGCATCTGATGGAGTGCCAATATTGAGGACATCACCAAATACACGAATCTCGTTCACAACATCTCCTGTAACGAGGTTGCCAGTAAAGGTGATTTGTGAGCCTGATACTGTGTAATTAGTTGTTGGACTTTGAACAATACCATTTACCACCACTAGCATATGATTTGCTGACTCAGGAGTAAATGCTGTTGAATCAAGAGTTAAGTTGTATGTTGCTTGTCCATTAACAGTAGATATAGTATCTAGTTTAACAAAATTTCCTACAGTTGGATTGTTTCCTAGGTAAGGCATATAATTTTCCTACTTACTTGGTTCAGTTGGCATTGTAACTTTTTCAACATCTTCACTCGTTTTTAAATCTTTTGTTATATCTCTTAATTTTTTTCTGTAACTTATCCATTCTTTTTTTTTATCTTCAGTTAATGCATTATCATTATTTACTGTCCACTCTGTTTTATCTAAAATATCATCTCTTTTATCTCTTAAAAGTTCAATTGCAAAATTAAAAAGTTCATCTTCCGTATATGCCTTAAAAGAAACTTTTGCATCAATAAGTGATTTTCCTGTAACTGAAGTTTGTTCATTACCAACATATTTTAATTGATTACCAAATAAAGAATATTCTTCTTTTGAAAATTCTCTAGTGTTTTCATCTTTGCCATGTTTTTCTTGGTCTTCAGTATTATCAGAATTAAATGCTATTAGTCCTTCTGGTGTTATTTTTACATATCCTTTCATGTTTTATTTATCCTGCTTGATATGCTTTTAGAGTTCCAACTATTGATGTTACATTCAAAACAACAGACGTTGCACTTGGAATTAAAACTGTTCCCGGTGGTCGCATACCACTCGTTGAATCATCAGAAAACAAACCAAAAAAAATACTTGACCCATTACATTGTCCATCATTTGCAGTCCCTGATGTTACCTTAAATTTTATTTCTGTTTTATCACTTGAACTTCCTGCTGTATTTCCTCCAATTAAGAATAAAGGTATTCCAATAGTCAAACTTGATATTGTAAATGTACCAGAAGATGATGTTGTAGCTTTAGAACTTGCAGCCAAACTTGTTGACAAATAGGAAAAGTCTACCCTTTTTAACACCCCTGCATCACTAAGCAAAAGTTCATCTGTACTTGCAGGAGTTTCAGACAATTCCGTTTGGCTACTAATTACATCAGCATTAAATTTTGCTCCTGTTATATTTGCATCAAGAATTTTAGCAGTAGTAACATTATTATCTGCAATTTTTGCAGTTGTTACTGCCGTATCAACTAACTGGTTTGTACCAACACTTCCTGTTGCCGCAGGAGAAACTCCTAAATAAGGCATTAGGTTATCTCCATAATTGATAAAGCAACATCAAGGGCAGAGCCTGTTGATGCCTGTGCTTTAATTACATCTGTTGTTTGTATTACTATCTTTTGACCACCAAACACTTCAAGTGTTGAAGAGCCCGGAATACTTACTGCTTT